TGGGAGGCCCCTATTCTCTTGGGAGCCCCCTATACTGCTGGGAGGCCCCTATTCTCTTGGGAGCCCCCTATCCTGGAACCTACTTCGTTGAAGCGACCAGCGCCCCAACGGCCATGATCGCGTGCCCCATCGTCGCAACCTCATGGGTTACTCCCCCCGCGGCGACCGCGATCATGCCACCAATGGGGACGATGGTGATGGTTTCTGACTCTGCCGTGGTGATGCTGTACACGTCACCAACGCGCCGCACTCGCAGGCGCCGATCGAATGCTGTCACCCGCCCCTTAACCGAGTCATTGAAGTTGTGGGCGTTCGCCTCAGCGAGCGTGTCCGCGATGACTACCTCATCGCATTCGACGTACCCCCAGCGCCGATCGGCCTGGTCGGGCTTGCGGACTGTCCACCAGTCAGGGGTGAGCTCGGCCGCCACTGAGCCGAACGTGACGGCGTAGCCCGTAGGCGTAGGTGTGACGTATGACCGGCAGTGAGGCCACATGTGAGCCAGTTGCATCGCAACGTTGGGTGCGTAGGTGTGATCCATGGTGAGTGTTCCTTCTGTGTGTGGGGTTAGTGCTGCCGGATGTATCTGGCAGGGGTGAATGGCTCGAGCGCGTACAGCCACGCTGATAGACGCTTGAGTTCTGTGCCGAGTAGGCGCGTGTCACCGTCCTCTAGGTGCCACCATGGGCCGTGCTTAACCCATGGCTCGTGCAGGTCGTTATAGACCGTGGCCCCGTCCGACATGCGGCGCATGTCCGCGTGCGTGACTAGGCGATGCTCGAGGGGTACGTCAGCCGGCATGCCGTTCCTCCGCATTGATGGCCCGCTCGAGGTAGGTGATGGCCTTACGTAAGTCCTCTACGCGCTTGCCCGCATCCCCCTTGCGGCCGAACCGCAGTAGGTACTTGCCCGCGTTCCAGAGGTGGGGATTGTCGGGGAACACGGCATCCAGCAAGTCCCAGGACTGTAGGTCGGCTGAGAACTCGGGGGAGCCCGCCTGAGCCAGGGCCTCGCCGACCCAGGTGTAGTGTAGAGGTGCGCTTACCCCATCAATGGTGACGTACTGTTCAGGCATGATCTTTCCTTTCCAGGCCCCGAACACTTCGGGCGCCTATGGGCCACCTAGACCAAAAATGGATCACAGCAAACCTCTGATGATAGAAATCAGTAGGGCGGTCTAGGTGACTCATAGGTGGGCAGACTGTATCGACTACGCGAGGCGGCGCCGTGCGTGCGGTGCCTGCCACCTACGGCCATTCGATCTCTATGTAGTTCTCAACTAACGTGCGCAAGCGTTATTCAACGGTGTACCGTGTTTCTGCTACGCGATTCCTCTAGGTGAGGCGGCGCGCCAACCATCATCATGGTTGGTGACCGTGCCAGCTAGGGCATCTCCTCATTCACGACCTTAACCACCGACTCCGCGTAGATTGCAGCCGTGAGGTCACTGCAAACAACCTTGCCGTCCCCGTAGATCATGATGGCAATCCCTGCGCGATAGGCCGTGATACCAGAATCGGTGCCGGGGATCATGGGGTCAATCTCCCAGCCGTCCCCAGTGAGGTGGTCTGACACTGTAGCGAGGATGACGGCATCACGGTCCGCCTTACGCATAGCGGCCACCATGGCGCTCACGCTGGTGTCTTCGGTGTGCGCGACCGCCGCCATGACTCGCCCCGAGTTGTCAGAGATGAGTCGCTCAGCCTTGAATAGGTGGCGTCGCGTGCTCGGTTTGCGTGACGTAGTAACAATGAATCCGGCAGTGTCGATCTTCCAGTCGTCCGGAGGATTGACCGGAAGTCTGGTCACTTTCTGAAATGCGGCGGCCATGCGCCCTGCAACAGTGCTCACTTGTCCGCCTCGCTAGCCATCGCGCGCAGGTCCTTACAGATGTAGGGGACGGCATCATCAATTTCCATATCTCCGTGCACCCAGCACTCCTCGCCGTCAGCGCCCACACTGTAGATATCTACGAACACCACAGGGTTACCGTCCCATGAGAGTTCGGCGGTGACGTAGGCGTGCCGCTTGCCGTTGGCGAGGATGATGATGTACTGGTTCGTGTTCGGGGATGTGGTGACCTCAAAGTCCACGCCTGCCATATCTAGGCGGAACTCGAGGTCTTCGACTGCCGTTTCCAGTGTGTCTGCTAGTCGATCTTCGGTGGCGATCATGGTGATACTCCTATGTGTGTGGGTGGGTTTCGTGCCCGGCGGGGGAATCGAACCCCCGCTACAACCATTCGGGCTACCTGAACGTGTCAGGAGATCGCGTGCAGGACGGCGGCGGCCACGTCGCTCAGCGCCCAGTAAGTCACGTCAGTCACCGTGTCGACGTCGATAACTCGGACGGGAGAGTCCTCGCTCCAGTCCTCCACTAGCGCCACATTGTCGGACTCACTGGTGGAGACCTTAGTGAACCTGTAGCCGTGGTCGAATCGGGCCTGCCAGTGGAAATGCTCCACCAGCGTCTCCCAGTCGTCGTGCTCGAAGTCGGTCGCAGCGCAGAGCACCCGCCACGCCACCTCCGGGTCCTGGTAGGCCAGCTGGGTAGAGTCGAGGGCCGCCTCAAGGTCGCTCATGACGACGGCCTGACCGAAGAGGTCGTGCTCCGTGATGGTGAACCGGTCTGCCTCATTGACGCCTGCGGAGATGGTGAGGTCGCTACTCCCGTAGGAGAGGGTCATCTCAACCTCCCCGCCAATGTAGGTGACGTCGAAATCTCCGGTGTACCCGAGCTCCCATGCGCGGCGGGCCAGCGGAAAGGCCAGGAGGGCGGCCGCCTTGTCTGCGTCACTGGTGACGGCGACCGTCTCAGTGTCGTCCAAGATAGTGCCAGCGGGGCGGTATCCGTCCTCGGCGATCTCGAGGTGGATGTTGCCGACGCTGATGCCCTCAGTGGTCTCCCGGTAGGTGATGCCCCATTCGGTCAGGTTGGCGGTGACGTCTGCGATGTAGTCGGTGGCGCTCATTGCTGTGATCCTTTCTTGGTGGAGCGGTTCGCTCCGTGCTGATGGCTTAACTATACACACACCCAGACAAGCCGAGTCAAGCCAGATTTGGCACCAATTTGCGTGACCTACATCATCGAACACCTGTTCAACAACGCCACACCCCCATCCAACACGCACGCACGCAAGACACCACAGGAGCCAATCTGAGCGCCTCGCAGCACCCCGCCCATACGTGGGCACCACTCATGCCCCGAAAGCACCCCAGCAACCCTCACGACACCCACTGCGGGCAGACAAAGCAAAACCCCGGCCCGCCGAAGCGGAACCGGGGGCAACTCAAACCAATCACCTCACACCATAGCGGCTCATCCTGCGTCGCGTCGCGCGACGCTCAGTCCACACAGCCAACGCGAGCCCAACCAAAGTCACCACAGCGACCACCACCAGAATCTCGCGGTCATAGTCATCTCGAACACCCGAATCCACAGGGCCCACAACCTTGCCCCGACTAGAGAAGGTCGGGTTATCTACAGGCTCATCAACAGCCGCGCTCACCGCAGGTGAGTGCACAACCCCCGTAGAGCCACTACTGCGTGCACCGTTCAGTCCTGCTTGGTTCTGGTGTCCACTACTCGCCTTAGGGGCACACTGGTCGCTGAGTGCTTTGGCGACGGCTGGCCCGGGGATGTAGCGCTCACCGTCGGTGGTGGTGATGGTCTGAGTGCATGCCTTGCTGTTCACCTCGAGCACGTAACGGCCATCCCGCTGACAGGTCACCTCACCGTGCACGTCAGCGCACGAGGGTAGGCCGTCCGTCGAAGCGGGCTCAACCGAACCAGCCCACAACCATCCCGGGAACGCGATCTCACGCCCGTCACGCCACCGCAGGAAGGACACGCTGCCATCCTCCTCAACGATGAACGAACGCCCCTGCCCGTTCCCCATAGACCTAGCGTCCCACAGGCACGGCCCGTACTCCTGATCCTCCGACGCGCAGGCGGGAGTCTCAGACACGTCAACGGGGGCACCAGTCTCAGCGAGCACCCACCCACCAGCGGGGGCAGTGTCCTCAGCCGCATAGGCGGGCACACAGCCCACCAGGGCCATGACCCCAAGCACCAGGGCCACCACCATGCGCATCACCGTCTTGCTCATCTTCGTTGTCCTTTCGGTTCACCCCGCCGTCGGGGCTGTGTTGCTGATGACCCAAACCATACGCCACATGAACACGGCCGCGTCAACCCAAGACACACAACACGACACGTGACCTACATCATCGAACACACGTACACACACAGCCACCAACACACGCGCGCGCACACAACTAACACACCAACACACAAGCACACAAACACAGCCAGCGGCAACAAACACCAACACGGCCGACCAGCACAAACACCAAAAATCACGACAACGAAATAACCACCAACCAAAAAACAAACACCAGACACCCCAGGGAATAACCCCCCGCCCCACGCCAGCCGACCGCTACGCGTGAATGGCGCTCGGATTGCGTGCAGGTTTGGGAAGTGAGGTTGGCCCGTGAGAGCCTGTCTGCGGGGCTCTCACGGGCCTTCTCGGGGGTGTTAGCTGGCTTGCTTCATCTTGGCTTGCCAAGCTCGGTACTCTTCGAGGGTCTTGGCGCCTTTGCTGGCGTTGCAGCTGTAGTGTGCGAAGTCTAGGTTGTCGATGTCGTGAGTTCCTCCTCGTGCGATGGGGATGAGGTGTTCGAGTGTGCGGCTCTCAGGGTGTCGTGCGGGCAGCGTGTCGTCGATGGGTTGTCCGCAGAGGATGCAGGTGTGAGAGCTGGTATCCCATTTCTGTTGGATGAGCTCTGGGGTGGCGCTACCTTCGAGTTCAGATTGTGCTCGACGAGCCTTGGCTTTGCCGAGCTTATCCGGGTTGTTGGCTCGCCATTTATTGAGAGATGCCTTGGCTTTCTCGGGATTCCTGGCTCGCCATTTGCGGGAGTTTTCTATGGCTCGCGCTTGATTTGCGTAGTACCAGGCGATGGAGGCGGCGCGGCACTCGTCTAGGTTTTTGGCTCGGAAATTCTTCTTTCTTTCTTTCGCGTATTCCTTATTATTTGCGTACCACTGTCTGGAGTAGGCTTTCCTGTGCTCCCGATTGCGCTTATACCAGTCTGCGTTTCTATCCCTATATTCATCTCTGTGTTGTGCATAGTGTGCACGAGATGCTTTTAGGATCGCCTCTCGATTTCGTGCCCTATAGTCTCTGGACCGACGGAGGGCGCCCTCTTTGCGGCATGCTTCCGAGCAGTGGTGGCTGTTTGGGTGTGTTGGCGTGAATTCGACGCCGCATATTTTGCAATTCTTAGGGAAGAAGTTGGGATTGGCTTCTCTTCTTTTGGCTCGACGCTCAGACCTTTGCTGCGCCTTGCTCAACTTTGCGCATTCTGTGCCGCAATACTTGTCACTGGGTGTGCGTGGTGTAAATATATTATTGCACCACTTGCACGCTTTGGGCTTGTAGTTCGCCATGTCATGCCGCCTTCCGGGTGGCGGCCCATTTGATGGTGTCGCGTCGGCTGACGCGGAAGGTGGGTGGTACGTCGTAGCGGTTCCAGTAGATGTGGCCTTTGCGGGCGGCGTTGTGGATGGTCTTGTAGTCGATGCTTGTGATGGCTTCGGCCTGGCGGAGGGTGATCATGTCTGGGTGGAGGGTGTAGACGGGTTCGCTGGTCACGTGGTATCCTTTCGGTGTTAGAACAAGATGACTTCGTTCCTGTTCTTGTTTCTTCCGTGGGGGCCCCTGGTGTGGAAAGCCGGGGGCCCCTTGTTTTAGTTGTGGGTGAGGATGTCTAGGAGTGTCTCCTGGGCTTCTTGGATTTCGCGTTCTTCTTTCTCTTCGTCGAGGGCTTGTCTTGTCGCGGTTCTTGCGGCGTTGATGAATTCGTTGTAGAGGGCGTCGAGGTCGATGTCGTCCGCGTGGGTGGCGTCGTTCATGGCTGGTTCCTTTCGGTTGTGCTGATGACTGGAGTGTAGACAGGGGTGGACGGGGGTGTCAAGCCTTGGGGCCATCGGTGTTTGGAGGGCCCCGCTGGCTTACTTGTTGTCTCCTGCCTCTTTGGCCGACCAGGCCAGGGCTCGACCGGCGAGCTCGATCAGGGTGAAATATGGGTCCCAACCGAGCTTGATGCTCCTGGCTGCATCTCCCGCGTTGATAGCCAGGTCAATGATGGTTGGAGTTTCGTCGGCGTACCTCTTTCGTGCCTCCTCGGGGACGTCCACGTAGGGGGAGCGTTCTTGGGCGGAGAGGCGGGCCCACTGTGCGGCGTATAGGGCAATGTCGGCAAGGTCTAGCGCCTTGTGGTGGTCGAAGTTAGTCAGCGCGGCCCTGGAGAGGATGTTGGCGAGGTGCTTCTCTGGCGGGCGCTGCTCGAATTCCTGTAGGGCCTTTTGGAAGTTGGCGATGGCGACATCGAGGGGCGGTGTTGGGATATGGGAGGTGAGGGCCAGTACGGCGGCTAGGGTGGCTGGGGGCATCTTGACTCCTTCTGTGTGGGTGCGGAGGGCTTTGAGTTCATGGATTGGGGTGGGTACTGTGTCTGTCATCGTGGTTTCTTTTCAGTGGGTTGGGGTCCAGCCGAGGTGGTTAAGGCGGCTGTAGTCGCCTTCGCGTTCGAGGAGGACGTGGCCGGTGCGGCCCTCGCGGTTCTTGGCGACGTGGATGTCGGCGCGGGTCCAGTCGGTGACGCCGTTTTCCTGGGGGCAGGAGAGGAGGAGGACGACGTTTGCGTCCTGTTCGATGTTGCCTGACTCCCTGAGGTGGGAGAGTTGGAGTTCGCCTCCGGGGGACTGTTCGGCTTGGCGGCCGAGCTGGGCGATGGCGAAGATGGGGATTTGGAGGTCTTTGGCGAGGTTCTTGAGGGAGCGTGTGTATTCGCCGATGAGCTCCCAGCGTGCGCGGCGGTCGCCGGGGGTGGCGTTGATGAGGCCGATGTAGTCGATGAAGGCGGCGGTGAGGCCGTGCTGGCGGTGGAGGAGGCGGGTGGTGGCTACGAAGTCTCCGATGGTGAGGTTTGCTCGGTCGTCGAAGTGGATGGGGAGTTGGCGGAGGTGGGGGGCTGCTGCGGTCATGCGGGATTGTTCGTCGGGGGTGGGGTGGCGGCGGCGGGTTACTGCGTCGCCGGGGACGTTGGCGATGTTGGACATGATGCGCGACCAGAGTTCGCGGCCTGCCATTTCCAGTGAGGCGAAGTAGACGTGGCCGGTGTCGGCTAGGTTGGTGGCGGCTTGGAGTGCAACCATGGTGTTGTGGGTGGGGACCATGGACTCTCCTGCCAGGTACATGTGGTCATGGTTGTCGACCTGGATGCAACGCACCGGAACTGACTCGACAGGCTCGCATGAGGTGATGTAGCGGCGGAGGTTGCGGCGCTTCTCGGGCACTCGGTCGCGCTTGCGGGGGAGGGTGAGGTGGTTGCGCGTGAACATCCCGTTGATGAGGTATGCGGTTGAGTGTGCTTCGTCCCTGCCCTTCACTGCCTTGGTGGTCATGGTGGGGCGAATCCCGAGGGTGCGTGCGAGCTCCATGAAGTCGTTGGCTAGTTGGGCGTCTACGGTGCAGTACTGGACCTGGCCGTTCTTGCTTACGTAGCCGTCGCTGTCTAGGAGGCCGCGGAGGAGCTGGGTGCGCTGTTCAAGACTGGCGCGCAGGTAGGCGCTGGGGATGTGCTTGTTCTCAATGAGGTTGAGGTTTCGGAGGTCGGTCTTTGTGCTTCCTTTACGTGAACCGATGGGGGTCTTAGAGAAGGTGATGCGGATGCAGTTGCGGTCATCCTGTGTGGTGTAGTGGTAGCCGGATTTGCTGATGTGGCTGATGATGTGGTTGGCGTCTTCCTTCCAACTGGTGATCTGGTTGGCGGTGCTGGTGCCGTCTCCGAGCCAGTATCCGAGGATGTAGGGGTCGATGGGGAGGTTCGCCTCGGGCAGTTGGATGGGGGTAATGTCGGGGAGGGAGTGGTTGGCTCGACCGTCCTTGGTGTGGACGGTTTCTGCGATCTGCTTGGTGGTGATGACGGACGGGTAGTGCCGCCGCTGCCGCCTGGCGTGTGGGGATGTGTGGGTGTACTTCTTCTCTGCGCAGGCGGCCTTGCGTGACGCCCGCGTTTCTGTGATCCACCTGTGGTCGGCGTCCGCAATGATGGTCTCGCCGTCGCTGAAGGTGACGTTGTAGCAGGCGTGGTCATGCATGACCTCAGTGACGAAGGTGACGGTGGTGGGTTTGCCGTCGAGTCCGAGAACCTTGTCTCCGACCTTGATGTCACCCATGGTGGTCCATCCGGTGGGGGTGGGGATGGGGGTGTCGAGGGCTAAGGCTTTCCCGACTCCTGGCCTGGCGGCGATGACGTAGAGGCCGCCTGGTTTCCATCCTCCGATGATTTGGTTGAGGTCGGGCCAGGGTGTGGGGGTGAAGGGTGTTGCTTTGGTGGTGAAGTCGGTGATTTGGGTGAGGCAGGTGTCGTTGTTGACGAGGGTTGTGCTGCCGGTGCTGACTTGGTTGAGGAGTTCGCGGATGTTGGCTTCTGCGTCGCTGGGGTCTCCGCCGGCTTCGATGATTTGGAGGCCCCTAGTGCAGGCGTCTGCGAGGTGGCGGCGGGCTGTGTCGTCGATGAGTTTGTTGGCGTGGACGCCTGCGAGGTTGATGTGGCCTCCGTGGACGCCGTTCATAGTGTCGAGGAGGTAGTCGGGGGTGACGTGTGCTGTGGTGATGGAGGGGAGTTTGTCGAGGATGAGGTCTGGGGTGAGTCCTTGGCCGGGGTTCTTGGCCTTGTAGTCCTCCACTAGTTGCCAGATGGCGGCGTTGCGGGTGTCTGCGAAGTGGTGGGGGTGGATGTTGTCGAGGTCGATGAGGGCGTTGCGGTCGCCGCTGAGGGCGATGCCGATGATAGTGGTTTCGGTGTTCATGCGTTGTGTGGGGTGTTGGGGGGGGCAGCTGGGTCGCTGCCCCCCCAGGGCGGTTATGGAGCGTAGTAGGTGCTGGAGAGCGGAACCATTTCGATCGTCGCCGCGACTCGGTTGTCGTCTCCGCGCTCCCCGAACGCGATCTTCGGCACTAGCGGGTCATTCTTTGTCGCCGGTTGCATTCTAGGTATGTGGGCGCTGAGTTTCTGGATGACTGCGTGCTGAAAATTGGTGAGCTCGACTCCCATGAATGCGTCCCGCATGGCTGTGAGCTCACCGGTGGGGACTGCTGTGCAGGGGCGTGATGCGGTGGTTTTCTCGTCTGGGTAGCCTTCGTAGATGTACTGCCCTGCGCGGGGGCCATCAAGGAGGTAGTAGCCGTGTTCTGGGGTGTTTACGTCAACTAGTGTGGCGGTCGTGTCACTGATGTCAGCGTCTCCGCATGTACCTTTGTCGATGCGGATGAGTGGGACGGTCGGCCAGGTGCTCATGAGTTAGCCTTTGGTGATGTGGTTGGCGATACGGATGATGTCGATCAGGAGCCAGAGTTTCAATTCCGTGTTATCCGAGTAGAGGATTTTGTTGATGGCGCTGATTGCTTCCTTGTGGGGTACTGGCGTGTGCCCGTTGAGTTCTGTTAACTCTGCTGCTGTGCGTTTGGAGGCAATGAAGATGGTTCGTGCGTCACGGATTGAGTGTTCGGAGATGCAGTAGGCGAGGATGATTGCTGCCCCTGCGTATCCCGCGAGTGCAGAGAAGGCGGATTCAAGGCTGGTGCACTCTTGCTTGATGGATGCGTTGAGGAGCGGGAAGGCTGCTTCGGAATCTACGTTTGCATGATCGGCGGAGAAGAGTGACTGCCAGTTGTTGGGGCCGGCTGTGGCGGCGATGGCAGCTTGGCGTGGGGTGAGCATTGGTGTTCCTTTCGGTTGTGCTGACGACTGGAGTGTAGACAGGGCTGGACGGTGGTGTCAAGCGCCCAGGCTGTCGAGCTCTTCGATGTCGTCGAAGGTGTAGGTCGTGGTGCTTTCCTAGATGTATTGTGGTTAGGCGCGGCCGGTATAGCGGTCCAGGAGTGCCTGCTGGTCTGCCCACCCGGGGTCGCCGGGGAGCCCCATGCTGGGCTTCCAGAAGTTCACGTATGGGCGCGGATCGATGTCGTTGGCTTCGCAGGCGTACCAGAAGTCTTCCTTGGTGACCTCCTTGCCGGTGGCGGGGTCTATGGCTGGTGCGCCGTGGCTCATTCCGGGCATGGGAGTGAGCTTCCATGCACCATTGGCGAAGCCGTTCCCCTTAGCGCACCACGTCCTCCATGACGCATCCCAGTTACTTCGCTTGATGTTCTTGGAACCGTAGTAGCCGATGAAGCTCTCTATCTGCTCTTCGAGGGGGATGGAGGGGTAGTGCTCCAGTGTGCGGGCTAGAGTCTTCTCGCTGGGGCGCCAGTCCTCAGGGATGGCGGTGTTACGGGTAGCCTTGGGGGCTCGCTTGGCAGGCTTGATGGGTGCTACGGGGGGCTCGATGGGGAGCATGTCGGCGGGCTCGTCCTGGGCCTCCTCGACCTCGATGACGGATGGCGCCTTCTGAGGGAGGGTGAACTCTGGGTGCCGCCCGGCCGCAATGTTCGGGCCGACGTTGTGGGTGCGACAGTACTCCCAGCCCTCATCGGTGAGGCGAGAGCCTACGGCGTCCTGCCTGGTGTCGCGGCGCTTCATCCAGTTCGCGTCGTAGTTGGGGGATTCGGTAGCGGTCCACTCGTATACGTTGTGGTCCCACTGCGCACCTGGCTTCCGGTCCTTGTAGATACGGATGATGTTGGCGTCGGCGAGCTCATTGATGGCGCGGTAGAGGGAGCGCCTGCTGAGCCCAGTGTCTTCCTCTAGGGCCTCGATGCTGGGGAATGACACGTACCGGCCGGGCCAGTCTGGGTTGTTGTTGCTGGTGCGGGCTGCGAGGGTGAGGGCGACGACCTTGGTGCTGTGTTTGAGTCCTTGGAGCGCAGCTGCTTCTGTTGCACAGTAACGCATGGCATGCTATCCTTTCAATGTGTTCTCTAGGAGGGCGCCAGGATAGCATGGACCTGGCGCCCTCCGCTTTTCTAGTTGTAGGCGGGGTAGAAGGTGACGCCCAGTTCAGCGCCAAGCTCTGCACACTTAGCCTGTGCGGCGCGCTCGGCGGCTACGAGGTATTCGTCATCAAAGTCCCATGGGGCTTCTACGTCACAGTAGTCGATGGCGCACCTAAGGCCGATCAGGACTGCCTTGGCGAGGTAGGGGTTGGCAGCCAGGAAGTTGACCTCATAGCTCGATGACTTGCCCTTGGTTGTGATGAGCCCGCACTCACGGAGGCGGCGGGTTCGGCGAGACACGACCTCTGACGACTTGTACATGCGTCCGATCGTGACGGCGATGCCGTGTCCCGCTGTCGGCGAGAACGTGTATCGGGCGAGCACGGGGTTGTCCTTCGGTGGCTTCGCGTTGAAGGTGCCTGCGAGAGCCTGGAGGGCTGCGATGTAGAGGTCTTGGTACTGCTCGACCGCGCCGCGGAGGGTTGCCTCAGGGACGAGGGGGAGCCTGTGGCCGCCATAGCTTTCGTAGCAGGCCCGTCGGAGGGCTTCTCCGACCTGGTAGGTGAGCCCCTTCGCTACGAGTGGCGTGAAGGAGTCCTCCAGGGTGGGGCGTGTGATGCTGGTTCGCTGGATGTCGATGTGTTCCATGCATTCAATGCTAGTTGTGTGGTGTGTGGTTGTCAAGCATGGACTTCTAGGGGTGGCGTTGATGTCGCTCGCCTGTGTCACCAGTGGCACAGACCTGTGTCACCAGTGGCACAGACCTGTGTCACCAGTGGCACACTAACTAATGAAGTGAACTACTTAAAAGAACTTAGATATTTCGCGCGTGCGCGCGACGCTTCGATCTTCGCTTCGCTCCGACCGTCGGACCGCTGGTCCTTGGTCGTCGCCCCGGCCTGTGGTCCAGTTGGTCCACGAGAGCAAGGATGAGGAGATGGCTCGTTGGCTAGTCACGTGCCTGGCTCTAGTTGGCCCCTGGTCGCCTGATCGAGTTGGAGCGTTCAGAGACGCCTTCGTCGTCCTTGCCCTTCCTTGCTTTACCGAGACGGAACCTGACCTTGAAGGCTTCCTTGCTCTAGTGCCAAGCAGTGGGTTGGGTTGTGGTTACGTTGGGTTGATCGTCTCTAGTTGGTTGACGCTCTCCAGAGAGGGTTGGGCCTCGGCGGCGGGCGGCGCGCACCACGGGAAGGCCACCAGGAGGCTCGTGGGCGGCCTAACGGGGGTGAGTGTGTGTGCTGGCCTGGGTGGGGTCGCGAAAGGCGCTCAGATTGGCTCACACGGCTTCGGGCGCACCTGGGGGTGTGAACTACCCGGAGATTCTGGAGTGTTGCACTCACTTCGTCGTCGCATGTAGTCTGGTTGTGCTGATAGAGGCCCGCCGGATGGGTCGGAGTGAAGTTTCCTTTCCTTCTCCGTATGCCCGGCGGGCCTCGCCTTTACCTAGAGCCCCTTGCTGCGTTAGACTTTCCTGGTCAGCCATCGAAAGGACCGCCATGACCAACCCCAACACTGACCGCCAGTTCCCGAAGTGCACACACTGCGGCGAGCCATACCGGCCCCCGCGCACGACGGCGAAGGAGTTCCCAGGCACCAAGCCCCACGGTGGGCGAGGAACCTGCAACGCCTGCTACCGGGAGTTGCTGCGGGGATGCACCCCCAAGGCGCTCATCGACTGGACGGTCGAGCACAAGTGCTCATCGTGCGGCCAGAAGATGCGCCCCCCGCGGAGCTCCGTGAAGGACTGGCCGGGTACGCGCCTCTCCTCCGGGCAGGGGAAGTGCTCGACGTGCGCGAAGGAGGCGCGACGGGCGTATCCGACGGTCAGGGAGCTGGCTGAGATGGGTCACCCGTGTATTGAGCCCTGCCCCCTCCCGTCCAGTAAGCGATCCAACATCTGGTGAAAGGAGTATCCATGCTGTATCTGCTCGTCTACGGCGACAAGAACAAGCCTGAGGTCGACGTCATCCTCTGCGACAATCATCCCGAGCGCACGAACGACGGCACCCTCATCTTCCGCAACGAGGGCCAGCGGGACATGTACGTCTACCCGGGCGATTACCTGTCGATCCAGCACGCCTACTTCGGCGGGAAGGACGCGTCCCCGTCGTTCCTGTTCGACATCCGCGAAGGCTCCCCGTTGAACGAGGGCGTGTCTATGACGTACCCGGGGGATGTGCGATGAGCGCCGTAGAGAGGATTGCGTCGGTGCACGAGAAGGTGGCGCTGGCTGCCATGGATTGTGCTGCGGATGAGCTGCGTGATTCCCTGAATGATGCCGACCAGTGTGGGGTGTGGGGTGTTCCGGCCCATAGGCGTGACGCTGAGCAGGATGAGGCGGTTATCCGCGTCCAGGAGGCTCAGGAGGCCCTGGAGGAGCAGTTGGAGATGTTCGTGGGCGACCGGTACGGCTTCGACTCTAGTGTCGCATTGGAGGTTATGTGATGAGTGACGACACCTCCAATCTGGCCGTGGACACCTTCAAGGCGAAGTTGAGGTCCCTTAAGGAAACGTGGCTGGGGTTGCAGGATTGCGAGTCGCTGGAGCTCGGTGACCCGTTCATTGACGATGCGTGGAACGCATACCTGTCTGCCCGCATTGACGCCGAGAATGCGATCACTGACCTCGTGCAGGAGCTGAATGGCTTCTATGTCCTGGCCCAGATTTCGAATGTGCATGTAAATGGCGTGGAGTAGGCAGTCTAGGCGCCGTAAGGAGCTTCCGAAGGACTGGGAGAAGATCAGGCGTACGGTCCTTAAGCGCGATGGCGGTGTCTGTGTGTTCTGTGGGGCTAGGGCGAATCAGGTGGATCACATCTTCCCAGACGGCCCGCACGTGCCGGATAACCTGAGGAGCCTCTGCCAGCACTGCCATATGGCGAGAACGCAGCAGCAGTCTGTCGAGGCAAGAAAGCGCCGCTACAATGGGCGCAATAAGGCTCGTGGCCCAAGGCCGAAGAGTAAGCACCCCGGATACCTGTAGGAGATGACGATGGGAGTTAAGGGACCGATCCCGAAGCGCAGCACGGAAGGGCACCGCACCACGCAGGCGAGGAAGCTCGACGGAGGCGTGGAGCCCGTGAACGTGGTTGCCGAGCAGGTCAAACCCCCGAAGCCTGACCCCGACTGGCACCCGATTGCGAAGAAGCTGTGGAAGGCCGTGGAGCAGTCCACCTTCACCCGCTACTATGAGCCGTCGGACTGGATCGTCCTCTACTCCACCTGTGATGACCTGTCGAACTACAAGATGCAGGATCGGCGTTCCCCTACGATGCTGGCGGCGGTGAACACGATGCTTACCAGCCTCCTTCTCACTGAGGGGGATCGGCGGCGCGTGCAGATCGAGATTAACCGCGTGGACGAGTCTGAGGCCGAGTCGGCGGGTGTGGTTGCTCTCCAGGCTTGGGCGAAGGCGCGGGCCGCGAAGTGACTGAGGCGCTCCCCGCACCCCGGGAGCGAACCGACACGCTCCCCCTCGAGCTCCCTGAGCGGACGCTCGGGTATCATGCCGCCGCATGGATGGTGGATAACCTCGTGCAGCCGAACGGGCCGCGCGCGGGTCAGCCGTTCATTCCGACGGACCGGCAGATCGAGTTCCTTGCTCATTTCTACGCCCTGAATCATAAGGGTTCCTTTGTGTATAGGCAGGGAATTAGAAGGTTAAGCAAGGGTTCCGGGAAGTCTCCGTTCGCCGCCGCGCTGTGCCTGTTTGAGCTCCTCGGTCCCTGCAGGTTCGATGGGTTCGACCGTCACGAGCCGTTCGGGGTGCGCGCGAAGCCAATGAGTATGCCGCTCGTGCAGATCGTCGCCACATCGGAGGCGCAAACCCAGAATACCATCCGAATGGTCAGGGCGTTCTGCCAGAAGAAGGGGTCACTGGCCCGCAAGTACGACCTCGAGGTGGCGAAGACGTTCATCGAGACGCCGGGCGGAGGAAAGCTTCAGCAGATGACGTCCTCCGCTCACTCAATGGAGGGCGGCGAGGTGTCCTTCGTTGTGGGGGATGAGCTCGAGCACTGGCTCCCTGCGCAGGGCGGGCCGGCCATGTTGCAGACGATCCAGCAGAACGCCGCGAAGATGGGCGGCCGCTTCATGGGCACCTGCAACGCGTGGGTGCCGGGTGAGCAGTCGTCCGCCGAGGCGATCTTCGAGGCGTGGTGCGATCAGGAGGATGGTCTCACACGCGGCAAGACGAAGGTCCTCTATGATGCCCGTATCGCGCCCCCGAATACGGTCCTGACGGACGAGCCAGAGGAGGGGCAGGTTGGCCTCACGGAGGCCCTGGAGTACGTGTATGAGGACTGCCCGTGGGTGAATCTGGAGTCCATCAAGGAGCAGATTTGGTCCCCCGAGTACCCTGAGTCGCGCTCCATTCGCTTCTTCCTTAACCGCCCGAACGCGGCTGAGGCGTCCTGGATCACCTTGGAGGAGTGGACGCAGCTGCGTAAGCCGGACCGTAAGGTGGAGCCTGGGGAGCGGATCGTCATGTTCTTCGACGGCTCCAAGTCGAACGACCACACTGCCCTCGTGGGGTGTTGCATGGAGGATGGGCACATCTTCAAGATCGGGCACTGGAAGCCCGAGAAGCCCCTCGGTGTGGTGAACGTTGCTGCGGTGGATGCCGGGGTGCGGAAGGCGTTCGACACGTACAATGTGGTTGCGTTCTGGGCCGATGTGCGTGAGTGGGAGTCGTTTACGCGCACGGCTTGGCCTGAGGATTTCGGGGATCGCCTGATCGTTCCTGCGGTGCGTGGCGGCATGTCTGCGTCCCCGATCGCGTGGGATATGCGGTCGCACGCGTATCAGTTCGCTGAGGCGGCTGAGACGGCGTTCACGGAGATTCAGCAGCAGACGTTCACCCATGACGGTGACTCGGCCTTGGGTGAGCATGTGTCGAACTGTCGCGTGAATGAGTTCAAGGGGCGCTGGTCGGTGAAGAAGGAGTCCCCGAAGTCGTCTAAGAAGATTGACCTCGCTGTATGTATGATCGGCGCTAGAATGCTGTATAGGCATGTGAAGAACTCGAAGGAGTGGGCGGACCTGACTGCTCCTCGAGGTGAGTGGAAGGTGTTCATGTGAGCTTCCAGAAGATGGTCTCTAAGTTCGCATCCGGCGCCTATCGCCCCGTCACATATGAGGGCTACTACGAGGGGAAGCGGCGCCTCGATGCGGTGGGTATCAGTCTGCCAGCGAAGGCGCGCGTCCTGGAGATTCAGGCCCCGTTCGCCAAGATGGCCGTGGATGTCCTCACCGAGATTCTCATCCCGGACGGGTATCGTGTCGCGGATGATGACAAGTTTGGTGTGGTTGAGCTGCTGCGGAAGACGTGGCAGGCGAACGACATGGACTCCCAGTTCAACTTGGCTGCCGCCGAGGCCATCAGCGCTGGCGCCGCATACTGGGTGATCGCGCCCCCGGATGACGAGCACGAGTTCGCGTCCATTCGGGCCGTGGATGCGAAGCACGCCCGCGTGCGCATCAACTTCCGCGGCGAGGTCGTGGAGGGTGTTGTCCTCTACCGGCGCGACGACGGGAACGTGGGGGCCACCTACTACACGCCCGGCGGCGTGGAGTTCTATGTGAAGGGCAAGTACGACTGGAAGAGTGTCGGCCAGGGGCGTCAGGACCAGTGGGGGGCATCCATCGTTCCCATGTTCAACCGCGCTCGCCTGTCTGACAAGTATGGGCGCTCCGATCTGCGTGAGCTCACCTCGGTCATTGACGCCGCATCTAGGACGCTCACGAACCTCCAGGTGGCGCAGGAGGTCGCTTCCTCCCCCATGCGCGCCGTGGTTGGTGACGGTGCGGCCGAGATGCTTGCCCAGCACCCAGACAAGATGCAGGCATACATGGGTAACCTGATCGCCATCCCGTCCGGTGGTGACGTGAAGCAGCTTACCGGCATGGCGTTGGACCCGTTCATCAACACGTACCGTTCCTACGCGCTCCAACTGTCCGCCATGACGGGTATCCCCCCGTCGATGATGGGTGTGTCCTCCGACAACAACCCAACCAGCGCTGAGGCCCTGCGCGTGGCGAAGGACCGCCTCATAGCCCGCGCCGAGAACAAGCAGCGCCAGTTCAGTGACGCCCTGGAGCGCGTTGGTCGCATCGTCGCACAGGCGAACGGCATGTCACTGGAGGGGCTAGAGGCCCTTGAGGTGACGTGGCGCGACGCCGCCGCACCCTCAACCTCCGCGCAGATGGCTAACGCCCTCCAGGCCCACAGTCAGGGCATCATCGGTGATGAGACGGCCCGCGAGTTCCTTCACCTCACCCCGGAGCAGCTGCGCCGCGAGAAGGCCCGTGGAGACAAGATGGACGCCGATGCTGGCCTGGATATGCCTGAGGCACCTGAGGCTCCCGAGGATGCCGAGGAGGCCCCTAAGAGTGAGTGAGGCCCTCTTCTACGGCATCCTCCGCAGTATCGTCATGCTGTTCAGGCGCCGCGCCGAGGATGCACTCAAGGCGTTCGACGGCCTCCCCGAGCCACCCCCGGTGGAGCACGTGGGGGACCTGTTGACTCCGCTCATGTGGCAGGCCAGGAAGCAGGCATGGGCTGCGGCTGCCCTGTTCCTGCGTGGGCAGGCCCGTAAGGCTGGGGCGCCTGAGTCGTGGATTCCTCCGCAGCCCGGGTACTCGCCGAAGACGATCGCTCGCACGATTCGCGACACTCAGGGGGCGTTGTCGTCACCTGAGGGGATGAGGCGCCTGGAGCGCACCCTGGAGGGGCATGTGCTGGCTGCTGCGCGCCGAACGGTGGCTGACGCGGTGGATACTGCTCCGTCCTCGATTGAGCTCGTTGAGGGGGCCCTGGATGATCTGGCGAAGGACCTTGAGGAGTTCTCCGAGAATGCCCAGAAGGCGATCGTTGAGGATGTCGAGAAGGTTGAGTCCCGCCGCCGCCCGCCCATGAGCCTGGACGAGGCTTTCGAGAAGGTCGCCGACAGGGTGGAGGAGGCTGTTCGTACCCTCGATGAGGAGGAGCTCGTCAAGGAGCGCCATCGCAGCATGAAGGTGTTCTCGGATGTGCCGGACAAGTATCGCCGCAATTCCCGTGGCGAGTTGATTGCTCGCCCGTTCGCTTTTGCTCGCGTGTGTCACCCGAACAAGAATGGGCCATGTGGTTTCTGCGCGATGCTCGCCTCTCGCGGCCCGGTTTACAAGTCGTCGGAGTCGGCAGGTATTAGGGCTGACAGGTACCACGATCACTGTTTCTGTACGTGTACTCCGGTTTTTACCTCCAAGCACTGGGAAGGGAAGGATCAGCAGATCGCGTTCGAACGTGTGTACAATGAGGTTGTGCGCGACCAAGACCTCCATGACGTGGATGCGCGCCGAGCAATGGACAAGTACTTCCGGGAGAAGCTGAAGGAGCGCAAATGAACGGCACCCCCGCGCCTGAGCCCCCCGTCGTTGAAGAGACTGACGGACCTATCTCAACCACTGACTACCCTATCGAGCCCGCCGAGGAGGCACCCAATGAGGCTCCTGCGAAGGACGAGAAGGCTCCTGCGGAGGAAGCGCCGAAGGATGATGAGGAGACTCATTCGGATGAGGTGAGTGAGCTGCGCGCCCAGTTGGCCGCCCTCACCGAGAAGCTCGAAGCCAAGGAGGCCGCCGAGCGTGCCGCTGCTGAGCTCTCCGAGAAGGAGACCCTCCTCTCGAAGGCCAACATTCCGGCCCGCTTCGCCTCATTCCTCACCGGCGACAAAGACTCGTGGCAGGAGCAGGTAGACGCCCTCGCCACGCTGCGCGAGCAGGCAGACGCTACGCCCGCGCCTTCAGTCCCCCGCGACCCTGCGGTGGATGCAGACCTTGAGACCGAGGATGACGGCCTGAGCGAGGCGCTCGGGTTCTTCGGCCTCGCAGACCAGTAAGGAGGGCTAATGCCTGCACCTGCATACAACCCCGACAACGAAGCCAAGATCGAGACAGTATCCAAGATTCTCGGCGCTAACGCCGGGAATGAGGTCGCGTTTCCCAAGACCATCGTAAAGGGCATCTGGGACAACGCCATGAACGGCTCTGTTGTCCAGTCTCTTGCCGGTAGTGTTCCGGTCTCCATTAACGGTACCGCTATCCCGATCCCGGTCGGCCAGCCCACCGCTGGTATCGTGCAGGAGGGTGGCCTGAAGCCGGTCGCTACCCTGTCCAGCAAGGTCAAGACCGTTACCCCGGTCAAGGCTGCCGTGATGATCCTCTACTCGGAGGAGACCGCCAAGGCTGACCCGCTCGGCGAGTACTCGCGTATCCAGCGGGCCCTCGGTGAGGCCATTGCTCGCGCCATCGACACCGCCGTCATCCACGGCATCGACGCGAACACCGGTACCGCCATCGCCGGGAAGGAGGGCCTGACCTCCACCACGAAGGTGCAGGAGCTGGACCTGGCTTCCACTGCTACCGGCTACTTCACCAAGCAGCTGTCGGCCGCCTACGACAAGGTTGTGCTGGATGACGATGACGAGGCTGAGTTCGGCTTCGATCACTTCCTCCTGGCCCCGAAGTTCCGCAGCAACCTGGTGAACGCCCTGGATGCGCAGGGTCGCCCGCTCTACCAGCAGGCCCCAGACATCACCGCGAAGTTCGGCACTGTCCTGGGTGTCCCGGCTACCTACTCTCGTGCCGTCTCCGGCTACGAGAAGGCCAAGACCTCGGCCGCGAAACTCCTCGGTATCGGCGGCGACTTCAAGGATGCCCTGCGTCTCGGCTTCGTTGAGACCATCACCTACCGTAAGGCGACCGAGCGTGCCGGTGGTGTTGACCTCTTCGACCGCAACATGGGTGCGATCCTCGCTGAGGCCCAGTTCGGTTGGGTTCTGCGTGACCCTCGCGCGTTCGTGAAGATCACCAGCAAGTGACCCGGGTGGTGGCCGCTGGTTTCGACTGGCGGCCACCCCGTGGCCTGGTTTCCTGAGGAGGTGGAGAAGTGACGGTAGCAACACTGGATGATGTTCAGGGGTCGCTTATGCGGTACCTGGAGGATGACGAGAAGATCTGGGTGCAGGCTCTTCTGGATAGGGCTGAGGCCCTGATCCTGTCGCGCATGCCTGACGCCGTGAACCGGTGTCGCGTCGACTACAGCTTCTCCATCATCATGCGGATGGTGGAGGCCGAGTCGGTCTCCCGTGTCCTCAGGGCGCCTGGCGGCGGCCTCTACAAGTATGAGACCGAGGGCACGTACACCTACTCGGTGAATCAGGCTGTCGCGTCCGGCATCCTGGAGATCACCGACCGTGACTGGCGGGCCCTGCAGGCTGGCACATCCGGGTGGGGTGTAGCCGGGGCCGAGATGGACGGCTACGCGCGGCGCACGCACCTTCTGGGCGCCCTGGAGGGGCCGCTGACGGTTGATCCTACATACCTGCGTGGACCGTCAGCCCTGGACTTCGCCGGGGATCACCCTGTCTATGACGAGGATGAGGTGATGCTGTGGTAGGGTTCCGGCCCCGTCGTGGGCGCTACCTGGAGAATGGTCCCCACGTGGTGGAGGTGACTCTCGCTGCCGTCAAGGAGGGCCGCACTGGGCGCCGCTTCGAACGGGGGGAGACCTTCGTGATTGACAAGGTGCTGGTGCAGCCGTCAGCCGGTAACGCCTTGAAGGCTACAGAGAACCGCGTCATCCGGGGCGACCTCACGGATGAGACCACCTTGAAGGTTTTCGGCACTGGCCGGAAGTGGCCGGGTGGTCCGCACTCGTGGGTGAAGATCATCAAGGGGCCTGAGTCCCTGGTGGGGAAGACGTTCCAGCAGGCCGGTGAGCCGCTCACCTATGACGCCTCCCCGATGACTCGCCACTGGTCGGTGCGTTGCGACGCGCTCGGAACGGAGTCGCGATGATCGAGGTCTATGACAACAAGCACACGCACGAGGACATTGCTGCCGTCGTGGCCCGCCAGCCTGAGTTCGCTGCCGCCGCCGCGAAGGTGTTCGCCGAGATTGAGGCGTCTGCTGCAGCGCACATGCAGACTGGGGAGCAGGTCGCGTCGTTCAGCCTGGAGCAGGGTAAGGTGGACTGGTCCATCGCCCCGTCCACTGACCATGATGCGGCCCTGGAGTTCGGCCACTATGTGTATCAGGATGCTCAGGGGCGCCGGTCCGGACGGGAGGGTGCCCGTTATCGCACGTGGGTCCACGGCACTTACATCATGCGTAGTGTTGTCAGCGCCCATGGGGGGTTCTGATGGCGTTCGTTTCTCCCCTACCGTTCATCTACCGGTACGTGCAGGATGCCGCCGCCGCCAGCGCGGCCGAGTGGCCGATCCTCTCCCGGATCGTGTGGCGCACTCACGGTGACGTGGACGACCCAATGAATGAGCTCGTGTGCCGCGTCCAGATGACCATCTCCCGAATTCACCCGTCGGGGCCGACGTTCGCGGCAACCCAGATCAGGGCTCGCCTGTACATGACGGGGCCAGACGGGGACGAGGTGTCCGACGCGAGCGACGCGCTCGTGCAGGCCATCGAGAAAGCTTGGAGGTCAGGAATGGTGACCTCCGAAGGCTGGGCCACTTACCTCGAGTGGACCCAGCTGCCCACGCCGGAAACCGACATGGGCACAACCGCCGACTACATCAACATGGTTTCGTCCCTCCAGGTGACGGCCAGGAAGGGAGCCTGATGGCTAACCTCGGAAACAGCAAGATTCAGATCGCGGGCCGTGGCCACGTCTACTACGCCAATAACGACACTGAGGCCCCCAAACTTGACGGCTACGTCTTCGGTGACGGCACCACCCTGGAGGGGAATGGGTGGACCTGGCTGGGCGACACCTCCAGTGAGAACCTGATCGAATTCGATTCCGATGGTGGAGACACGTCCACCAAGCGGACCTGGGACCGTCAGGGTGTGCGCTCCACCCGCGAGGACGTCACCAACAAGGTCACCATCAACGCCGTCAACCTCGGGGAGGACGTCATGCGTGTGGCGTTCCCTGGCTCTACCTACGACCCGGTGAATCGCGCCTGGGATATCGAGCTCGACGCCTCCAGTGAGCGCGCCATCCTCGTTGTCGTCGAGGACGGCCGCATCGTCTCCGGCTACCTGTTCCGCCGCGTCTCCCTCGCCGGAAACATGCCGTCCCTGTCTCTGGACAACTTCACTGAGGTCAAGATTGCAGGCACCCTGCTCTCCCCGAGCTCCGGGAAGACTCGCGTGCAGATGCTGGAGCCTCGCGTTGTGACCGGCGTGGGTACTGCGAAGCCGACCATCACCACTGTCACCCCCGCTTCTGGGGCTGTTGGGGCGAAGGTCGTCATCGCCGGATCCAACTTTGATGGCGTCCGGGAGGTGAAGTTCGGCGACAAGGTGGCCTCCTTCGAGAAGGACTCTGCTACGCAGATCACCACCTACGTTCCTCGCGGCCTGAACACTGGCGCTACGAACGTGGTCGTCACGAACAACGTTGCCGCCTCCGACGGCAAGCAGTTCACCGTCAACTGACGGCCGATATACTAGGGGTGCCGCCATGTAGGGGTGTGTGGCGGCGCCCCTTCCAACGCCCCACACACCCCACTGGAAGGAATGTCTCATGGCTACCAAGAAGGCCGATAAGCTCCCCCCGTTCTCCTCGCTTCCGGGACATGAGCTGCTGGCACCCCCGCATTCACTGCGTCCCTCTAAGCGGATGCGACTGACGTCCGTACTGGAGCCGTTCATGGGGGATACTGCGGACGATGTGAACCTCCTGGCTGTTCTCGCTGACGTCATGGAGGCCCTCGAGGATGGCGGCTTCGTCAAGGACCTGGACGCCTGGGACAAGTTCTATGACGACTCCGACATGGAGGACATTATCAACCTGGTTATGGCTTACGCGGGGGAAGCCGCAGGCGCCAAGAACTAGATGACTTCTTCGAGAGGCACCCGGACGCTGCGGCGGACTTCTGGGCACTGTACCGGATTGACGTCCACGGCGATTACCGGGTGTCTCTCGTAAGTCAGCTTCTTGAGCGCCTACCGCATGAGCCCTGGAGCCTGTATCGGGCGAACGAACTGGGGGGTGACCAGTGGTTCGGTTACTCGCATGACTCGGAGAGGTTGAATGAGGAATTGGATAGGTTGGCGCTGCTGATTAAGGCGTCCGCCACCAATAAGGCGACACTGAAAGACTCTGAGATGATGCCTCGGCCCGCGAAGGCCAATTCGGTGTCGGTGGTATCATCGAATGACACAGCTGGGGTTGCGGCCCTGTTTGCTTCGCTGGGGTAAGGAAGGTTAGGGATGGCTGGTAAGGGGACAGTTGGTAAGCTTTCCGTCAAGGTCGTCCCTGACCTTTCTGACTTCGCTAAGAAGCTTCGCCGTGACTTGAAGCGTATCCAGAAGCAGGTCAAGGACCTTGATATCACCTTCAATGCGGAGGTGAGGCTCGATAAGGAGTCGCTTAAGAAGGCGCGCGAGGAGGCCGCGAAGTCTGACGTCCGCTTCAAGGCTGAGGTGGACCTTAAGTCGGGCCAGCTGGAGGCTCTTCGGAAGAAGATTCAGCAGATCAAGTCCGAGGTGAAGGTTAACGCCAATCTCTCGGAGGAGCAGAAGAAGAAGCTCCAGGAGAAGCTCGACAATATCCGCACGGCGGTCAGCCTGTCTACGCGGCCAGGTGACCTCGCTAAGTTGAAGCGGGACGTTGAGCGTGCCGCCGGTGACGTCAAGGCCGGCCTGACGGTGAACGAGAGGTCGTTCCGCCAGTTCCAGGCGAGGCTTAACGCCCTTAAGGCAGATATTCCAGCCCGCGCCAAGCTGGATGGGGCTGCCGCTAAGGAGCTCCAGGCGCGCATCGCTGCCCTCAAGGCTGACGTGGAGGTGCACGCGAAGCTCTCCGAGGAGCAGAAGAAGAAGATCAAGCACGAGCTCAGCAAGATCGATGGCAAGGCCACCGTGAATGCCGACCTGGATGACGGGAAAGCTCGGGTCGACCTTAAGCGCCTGACTCACCCCCGGTGGGTGGACATTCATGTGCGCCTAGCTAAGACGTCTCTCGCCCGCGTGGCGGCCCAGTTGAAGGCTCTTGCTGGCGGGAACGTGTTCGAGTCGATCGGCCGCAACCTGAATGACTTCCTCCGCAACCTGGATACGGCGTCAGTGAAGCTCGGCGCCGTCGCCACCCTCGTGGGCGGCGCCGTGTCCTCTATCGGCAGCGGCCTGGGCGTCCTGGCCTCCGTGAGCGTGGGTATCGCCAAGTCGACACCCGCACTACTGGCGCTGCCTGGCATCTTCGGTGCTGCCGCCGCCGGAGCGGGCGTCCTGATTACGGCACTCAAGGACACGAAGACTGTCCTCGAGGACCTGGGGCCATCGTTCACGAACCTCCAGACTCAAATCTCCGGCGCCTACTGGGAGCAGGCCGCCCAGCCTATCCGCGACTTCGCTAACGTCGCCTTGCAGGAGCTTTCGCCGGCCCTCCAGTCGATTGCCTCGAACCTTGGGTCTATGACTGCGGCCATCGCTGGTGCCGCCAGTGGGCACATTGCTGGCTTCCAGCAGTCCCTGACCTACCTGTCTCAGGCCCTGTCGCTGGGGTCTACAGGGGCTGCGTCGTTCACGAACGGCCTACTGACGATGGGTGAGGTTGGGGCGAAGTTCCTCCCCAGCATCGCCCTGTGGGCCAACAACCTTGCAGCCTCGTTCGAGCAGTGGGCAACGAAGGCGGCGGCGTCCGGGAAGATGGAGGAGTCCATTCGCGCGGCCGCTAAGGCATTCGGCACCCTCAAGGACATCACCGTCGATCTTGGCGGCATCATCGGCGGCCTGTTCACGGCGATGGCGAACGGGGCAGCCCCCATCGACTCCATCGCGGAAGCCTTGGACGAGGCGAACAAGGCCGTGAACGGCCCCCTGTTTCAGAGCACGCTGACTAGCCTGTTCTCGTCGATGGCGACTGCTGCGGGCCTGGCATTCCAGGGTGTGGGGAGGTTGGGTGAGACGTTCGTGTCGCTCGAGCCAACCCTGGCGAAGATTCTCCCGATGCTGGGTGAGACCTTGAAGACGGCCCTGACGGGTATCGCCACAGCCCTGGAGAATCCGGCGTTCCAGGAGGGTCTCATCAACTTCTTCAACGGTCTCCTGACGGCTGTTCAGGCGTTGGCTCCGGCGATGCCCTCCTTGGGGGAGGCGTTCGGTGCTATCGCTACGGTCGCGGGGACCCTGCTTGCAGCTATCGCGCCCCTGGTGGCGCAGCTGGTGGAGGGGTTGGCCCCGATCTTCCAGCAGTTGGTTCCGATCCTCACTCCCGTCATTGAGCAGCTGTCTGCGGCGCTCCTGCCGGTGATTCAGGCTCTGATCCCGGTCATCTCGGAGATCATCGCCCAGTTGGCTCCGATCATCTCTGAGTACCTTCCGCAGATTCTGCCGCCGATCGTTGCTTTGGTTCAGCAGTTGGCGTCCGCCCTGATCCCGGCGATCCAGTTGGTGGGGAAGGTCATGCAGTGGCTCATGCCCCTGGTGATGGCGTCATGGAATGGGATCATGTCTACGGTGACGGGCGCCATCCAGATCATCAAGGGTGTCCTCCAGACTGTCCTTGCTGTCATTAAGGGTGACTGGTCTGGGGCCTGGAATGGCATTAAGGCGATCGGTGAGGGTATCTGGAACCTCATCAAGGGGCAGTTCGGTATCTTCGGAAGTCAGATCATGTCGATGGCCTCCACGGCCTGGCACTCCGTGTGGAACACCATCAATGACGTGTGGAACTCGATCGCCTCCACGGTCTCCAGTGCCATCAACTGGGTCCGCAGCCTCATCAGCAACGGCTGGTCGGCTGTCATGAGCATCACCTCCTCCATGTGGAGCGGTATTGTGAGTACAGTGGTGTCGTGGACGAATAGCATGCTGAACACTGTGCGCAACATTCCCAACAGCATCAGGAACGTCTTCGCCGGTGCCGGGTCCTGGCTGTGGGATGCGGGCAAGAGCGTCATTCAGGGCTTCCTGAATGGGATCAACTCCATGTTCGGCGCCGTGAAGAACAAGCTGTCGTCCCTGACCTCATACCTCCCTTCGTGGAAGGGGCCCGCCCCGGTTGATAAGGTTATCCTGAGGGATGCTGGACGACTCGTCATGCAGGGTTTCATTGACGGCCTCGAGTCTCAGTATGATGCGGTTAGGGGCTCCCTGGAGGGATTTACGGACGATCTGGCTAACGACATCTCCCCGGACATCGCGGCCCATGTTGCGCCGACATTCGAGAAGGCTAAGCCGTCCCGAGACGCGCTGAACACTCTCTCGTCCGTTGCGGCAGGAAGTAAGGCATCCACTGGCGGGACCGTCAATATCACCAACTACTACCCGCAGGCGCAGAGCGACTCCAAGACCCGAGATGATGTCGCTGACGGCATCCGCCTCGCGTCGAGCATCTAGGATGGTGTCATGAGTAGCGAGTACTCCCTGAATGGGGTTGACCTGGATCGGCCGGGGAAGTGGCGCGTCATGCAGGGTACGCTTCTCCCTGCGGTCCCGGCGCCGCGCCTTACGAGCACGGAGGTGCCGTTCCGTAGCGGCATCCTTGATGGCGCTGGCTTGAAGGTGGATACCTTCAAAGTGACGGTTGCGTTCATGGTTGAGGGCGCGGATCGGGCTGATCTGGATCGCAACTTCCAGGCGCTCATGGCCGTTCTGAGGGCCTCAAACAAGCTGGCCACCCTCCAGCATCATCCTGTGGGCGTTAGCCCCAGGGATGCGCTCGTGCGGCTCGTGAGCGTGTCCCAGCCGGCCTGGAGGTACGGGGAGTGGGCCATCGACACCACGGTCGTGTTCGAGGCCGTGGAGGGTGTCTGGAGGGATGCCACAACCATTGAGACCCAGCTGGATGACCTGAGTCGGCTCGCTGGCGGTGCAGCCCCCATCCCGGATGCGATCTTGAAGCTCAAGCCGACAGCCAACGTGGTCACCATTAAGGATGTAACCTCGGGCACTAGCCTCACGTGGCGGGGTGTCATGGAGCAGGACCAGCGGCTCCTGGTCGACGTCGGCAAGTACTCCGCCTGGAGGCAGGTCAGTGAGCGCTGGTACCCGCTCCAGGGGGCTTTCGATGCCTCCGCAGAGATCAGCATGTCCCCCGAAGGGCTGCAGCTCACCCCTAACCATGAGGGCAAGATCGTCCTCCAGGTCACCGGCACGACAGGGGCTATTCAGGCGAGGAGGGCCTACTGATGCGTCGCAACTACTTCCCTGGTATGCAGTTGCGCGCTGTCGCCTACGAGGTTCAGGGAGCCCGGATCGGTGTCGTCCCTGACGTCCTGGAGATGACGGTCACCACGCCCAGGGGGAAGACCCCAACCCTGTCTATGTCCTACGCACCCGGCCCTAACGCCATCCGGGGTAGCGTCCTCGAGCGTGAGGTCGAGGTGGCGGTGGAGGCCACCTTCAACGGGGCGGACTGGGAGGAGCTTCCGGACGCCCGGTTCATCACGCAGAAGACTGAGCACAACCTTGTCTCCGACGGCACTGACTCCCGCAAGGTGACCGCCATTCATGTCAGCGACTACCTGAAAGAGGCGCTCGTCTGGTCAGTGCCGATCCAGGCCCAGGACAAGGACGGCAAGTTCAAGTTCCTGTCCCGCAACGCCGGAACGATCATCGGTACGGTCTGGCAGAACGCCACCAAGCGCGGCTGGGGCACTGGCCTCACCTTGGACGCTTCCACGACGAAGGACTCCGCCAACCAGGACTGGGCGAAGATCGTCACCCTCTACTTCGACCCCACGATCAGCCTCCTCCAGATCGTCGACTCCCTGCGCGACCTTGGCATGATTGACACGGTGTGGCAGGGCCGCACCTTCAAGGTGTACAACGCGGACACCACCCAGGCTCGGGACCTGACGGCCTCGAAGCGGTGGCCCCTCGCGACCACGCTCACTGGCGCCCCCGAGGCGGCGACCTGGGCGGACATGTGCACCGACGTCCTCGTAAAGGGTGAAGGTGGCAGGACCTGGCTCATCCACAACGACCTCGCCCCTAAGGGAATGCGCCGCGTCGAGAAGGTCGTGGAGGCCGGTGGCGTGGAGCTGGAGGCCACTGCCCGAATGGTCGCCGAGGCCACCCTCAAATCCGGCGCACACGTCAGCGAGGAGATCAAGCGCGAGTGGGCCGCCACCGATGTGCACCTCCTCCCGTGGGTGGACTACCGGCTCGGCGACTGGATCATGGTGGAGCGCGCTGAGGGCATGGAGCGTCTACAGGTCGCCCAGATCAGCGTCACCCAGAAGGACGGCATGGTCGTCGGCCACACCACCTTCGGGACAGTCCTGGATAGCCTCCTGGGGCGCCTGACGAAGCGCACGAAGGGCATCGTGGGTCTCGCCTCCACGTCAGGCAGTGGCGTTCGCCCCAGCCAGCCGACAAGCAAGTACTGGCCCCTCCCCCCTCAGGGCCTGACGGGCTCTAGTCGCGCCGTCACCAACTCAGAGGGGTGGGTGCGCGCCCTCGTGGACCTCCAGTGGGGGCGCGTCGAGACCGACACCCTCGGCAACGCTGTCGATGTGGTCTCCTATGAGGTGTCGTGGCAGTTGGCCATGTTCGGGACGAGCATCGCCGGGTCCATGGTTGTACGTGGCGCGGACGCCACCAAGGCCACCGTGGGCCCCCTGCTCCCTGGGACGGAGTACCGGTTCTCGGTGCGCGCGCAGAGCGCTAACGCAACGGGTGCATGGTCGCAGCCCCTCATCTTGACTACAGAGTCAGACAGGGAGCCGCCTCCGGTGCCGTCGAAGCCCGTCCTCTCCCAGTCCCTAGGGGTCCTCCAGGTGTGGTGGGACTACTCGGGCCAGAATGGGCAGAACATGCCTGCCGACTTCGCTGGCGTTGAGGTTTCCGTGCAGCACCCCGGCCGCCCCCCGGCGAAGTTCGCGGACATGATTACCCCCATGCAGCGCACCTCCATTGCGGGCCTGGAGATCAGGGACTATGAGGTGTGCCTACGCGCCTATGACCGGGCAGGCAATAAGTCGGAGTGGGGGCCTAAGGCGACCATTACGCTCGAGCAGTCCATCGACACGAACGCGATCGTCAGATCTGTTGAGGAGAAGATCGCGGCCAGTGATGTTCTCCAGAGGGCGGCTCGCGCCGAAGCATTGAAGGAGACGCAGAAGCTCTCTGAGGCTATGACGCAGGTTGCGGTATCCTTGGTGGAGACAGGGCCATACCCGCCAGATAAGGGTGTTGTTGACAAGTCGCAGTGGGTGTCTCCGGATGCTCGCGTGTTCACGTTGAGGAAGAAGGGAGACTGACATGCCGTATCAGGGCAATGTGTGGAAGGATGGCCCGGATGGGCGCACCCCCATTACGGCGGCGAAGCTCACCAAGATGGAGGATGGGATCACTGCGGCAACAACCTCTGCTGAGCGTGCCACTCAGGTCGCTAACGACACATTCGACTCACTGTCGGCTGTGAACAGGTCCTACAACTCGATCGTTGATGCCATTGTGCCGGTGGGAGCTGTTCTTCCCTTCTATGGGTCTCGCCCTCCGAAGAACTGGCTCCTGTGCTACGGGCAGGAGGTGAGTCGCACCGAGTACAAGGCCCTGTTCGACACGATTGGGACCGTCGCCGGTAGCGGTAATGGGTCAACCACGTTCAATGTCCCGGACCTTAAGGGGAAGGTCATCTATGGTCAGGGGAGCACTGACGCGCTTGTCACTGGCTCGACCGTCGGCGAGACACACCACACGCTCACCGTGAACGAGATGCCCTCACACGGCCACGACATCGTAGACTCCAACAACCAGAACTCCAACTGGCGCGCCGGTAAAGCGAATACCGACATCGGCTGGAACGACGCCTCCGGCAATGGGTACACCTACGCCATGTCCACAGGAACCACAGTGGCTGATCGTCGCCCCTACGCGAAGAACGTTGGTGGCGGCCAGCCATTCCCCATCCGCCCCCGCGGTTCGGTCGCCTCCATGATTATCCGCGCGAAGTGAGGTGAATCGTGGCTGAGATCAAGGACGAGTACATCCAGTGGCCCGGTCCGGCCACATTCCCCGCAGAGACCACATTCCCCGCCTACGACAGGTCGGCCGACGGTAACACGACCGTCCACTCCCACAAGGGCTGGGAGTGGGTCGAGTCCGACAACCCGTTCCAGAAGGCTGCCGCCTCACTCGCGCAGTCCACGATCGAGGCGTCTATCCGCCGCATGCGCACCGTGTTCGGGAAGGTCTTCTACCAGAAGGGGAACTCCGCCGATAAGCCCGACTTTCCGGGGGAGACCTATGGCGACACGGCCCGCATACAGGACCCCTCCACGCTAGACATTGTGGCGGAGTGGAAGTGGAACGGCTCCGACTGGGAACGCACTCGCGTCTCCGGTGAGCAGATCAGCAACCTCGACGTGGGGCGCCTGACCGCCGGATCCGCAGCCATCAACGACCTCGCCGCCAGACGCATCGCTGGAGACATCGGCAAGTTCCTCCAGCTCACCACAGACCAGCTGACCGTCACGGGTAACGCGTCGTTCGTCGACCTCACGGCGAAGCATGTGTGGACTCGCATCATTAACGCCCGCAGTGGCGAGTTCGAGAAGATCAAGGCGGGGATGCTTGCCGCCAACTCGGTGACTGCGGACAATCTGCGCGCAGGGGCCATTGACGGCCAAGTCATCACGGGCGCATCCATCCAAACGGACCGCCAGAACAATCATGGGTTGAAGATTGACAACAATGGGATGCGCGCCTACTCCTCCAGTGGGTGGAAGTCGCTCGACATTAACGCGCACACCGGAGAGATCATCATCGACGGCCGCATCGGGCGGCGGGATACCTGGTCGGAAACCTACTTCAATGACATCGTCTGGGCGTCGACAGGCACAGATGTTGGCCGCGATGGAAACAAGATCGGCGTAGGATTGTCGTTCAACTCACTGGAGGATGACTGGTGGGATGGCGCACTCTTCATGTCGAAGTCCGCTCAAGGTGTCCCCTCCCTCAAGTTGCACTCCCCTCTCAGGAAGACCAGTGAAAACAGCAAAGATACACCCCGCCCCTCTGTGACTGTCAGTACAGACGGCATTAACCTGTATACAGGAAGCGAGAATGGTTCAACGTGGGGCACGCTCTCTATGACGAAGTACGGGATGTTCGCACGCAGTCAGAGTGTCAGCTGGGCCATGAATGATGCAGGATTCATGTACAGCAAGAACAACAAGAACCTGATCGCCTCCGCATACCAGTATGCGTGGCTCCGCTCAGAGCGACAGTCTGAGATGGATAGTGGCACCGGCTTCTACATTACAAACGAACAGACTGCTATGGGGTGGCGAAACCATGGTGTATGGGTGAACAATAGTGGCGTTCACATGACTGGCACTAAGAAGTTCACTATGCGAGTCCAGGGGTATACGGAGAAGACTGGCATGTGGCTATCTCACTCCTGCACCGAGTCCCCTTATGATGGCGTGGAGTACTGGGAGAATCTCACCCTGGATTCAGAGGGGAAGTGCACGTGGGTGCTGCCGGATTATGTGCCCGCGATTGCATCCAAGAATGCTCCCTGGATGGTGCTGTGTACGTCAGGCAAGGCGAAGCTGGAGAAGACTGGGTTTGGCCCAGGCGTCCCTCCGTGGACTGTTCATGTGAGCGGAGCGCCGGGCGAGGAAGTGTCAGTGCTGGTGAAAGGGGCTCGAATCATCGACATGGAACCAAATGCAGGTCAGGTCGAATGGGTTGACTACGCTCGCCGCACCCCCTGGGAACTTGGGCCGTCGACAATCAATGATGCGGATGTCGAAACCCTGGACTACACTCTAGGTGGCGGAACCTACGGCCCCACCAAGCCCGAATCAACACCGGAAGGAGATGTTAGTGGAGTCTGATAGTCAGATTGACGCAATGATGGTAATCGACGCTCTCGCAATGGAGGTTGCTGCACTCACGAAGCGCGCGGTGGTAGCCGAAGCTAGGGTGATTGCCTTTGAGGGCAAGATGAAGGAGAGTAAGTGACGGTTCAGTCTGTGGCGGCGCGTATTGCCCGCCGTATCTGCGACCAGGAGGATGTCGGCTACAGTCAGCCCGATCGGCGTACCTGGTATGCGAACGCCAACTGGGAGGGCCATTGCAGCTCTCCCCAGAATGCGGACTGCTCCAGCCTCGCCGCGGGAGCAGTCTGCTATGGGTTGCATGACACCTACGGCGTCCCGTGGGGGCACCCGGCCCTCCCAGAGATCAACGATCACTGGACCGGGAACCTCCGTCCCGGCCTTGAGTCCCGTGGCTTCGATGAGGTTCCCTGGGCTGACGAGAACCTGACTCCGGACGGGGGCTTCAAGGTGGGCGATATCGTCCTGTCCGCAGCCAACGAGGGTGGTGTCGGCCACGTCATCATCATCGTCGAGGACGGCTACGACCCACTGGAGTCTGAAGCCTGGATCGCCGAGGACGGCTCGATCGACGGCTACCTGGGTGACCAGACCGGGGGTGAGACTCGCACTGCCCGCTACTCCACGCACCCGCACACGCAGGCTGGCCGGTGGACCTCCTGCCACCGGTTCAACGAGGCGAAGTTCTTCCAGCAGTGGCCCGAGTTCGCGAAGGGTAAGGCGGCTGCCGCCACACCGGCTCCTGCTCGCCCGGCCGCGTCGGCCCCGGCGCACGCCCACGGCATCGACATCTCCAGCCACCAGGCAGGACTGAACGTCGGCGCCCTCTGGGCCGACTTCGTGATCGTCAAGGCAACCGAGGATGACGACTATGTGAATCCCTACATGGGGTCGCAGGCTAACGCCACCCTCGGCGCGGGCAAGCGACTGGGCTTCTACCACTTCGCCCGCCCCGGTGACGCGGCCGCACAGGCCCGCTACTTCGTGGGCGCTGTGCGCGGCTACGTGGGTAAGGCTACTCTCTGGCTTGACTGGGAGGCGAACGCGGTCGATCAGGGGCCTGGATGGGCGAAGACCTTCCTCGATGCCGTGAAGGGTATGACTGGCTCCACGCCCGGCATCTACATGAACGGCAGTGCCCTGAATGGCTACGACTGGTCGGCTGTGGCCCGCGAGTACCCGCTCTGGTATGCGGGAGGCTCGAACTACTCGGACTATGGCGCCTCCTACAGTGACCCGGCTGTCCCGTCGGTCTCGTACTGGGGGTCCCCGCTGATCCACCAGTACACGGAGGACGGCCGCCTGCCTGGCTATAACGGCACCCTCGACCTGAATCGCCTGCGTGACCGCGCTACGTGGGATCGGATGGTCGGTGGCGGCCAAGTCATCTCCGGCGCTCCAACCCCCGTCGCTACGGCTGGAGCTCTCGAGGTGGACGGCGAGTACGGGCCCGCCACGGTGCAGCGTCTCATCGACGTCTTCGCCCCTGGCTACAACGAGCTCTATGCCGTCGCCAACCTCCGTCGCTACCTGAACAAGACCGTACCTGAGCACTCCCAGAAGATGCTCACCGGATCAGGGAAGCTGGCCGAGGACCGAGGCTGGGACTCCCATGTGGTGCGCGTCTTCCAGTACTGGGCGTGGTGCTGGGTGAAGCCAGTCGCACCGGACATGTGGAACCGGTTCGCTGACGGCTGGTCCTTCGGTGACTATGTGGACGGGGAGCCCGGCGAGGCCACGTGGGCGGCCCTCCAGGAGGCCCTGAACCGCTCGCGCCCGGGGTCGTTCCGGCTTATGTGACCTCGTTTGACGCAGTGTAAACTAGGGGGTGGGGCAGAAGTCCTGCCCCCTAGTTGTTCCCGAAAGGGGTGAGTGCATGAGCATTTACGCTCGCGCCTCATTCTGGTCTGGCGTCTTCGACCGCGCCGTGAAGACCTTCGCCCAGTCCCTGCTCGCCACGTTCGTTGTGGGTGTCGGCATTCTCGACATTGACTGGAAGGGCGCGCTCGGTATCGCCGCGACCGCCGTCCTAGCCAGCGTCCTGACCTCCCTCGCTGACGCGAAGGAGACGGACAAGGCGATCGCCACAGCACCCGTCGAGTACACTCCCCGCCACGCGAGCTGAGTGACCAGTGCAGCCAGTAGATAGCGTCCTGCCGATAGGCCAGATACTCACGTCGCCTGATCTCATTGCGGCTACGGTCGCGCTGCTGGCTGCACTTGTGGCTCGACTCGCAAGTAGACTGAAGAGGCAGCAGGCACAGAATGACGAGCGCCTGGAGCGAATGAGTGTTCATGTTGCTCGCGCCGCTGATGCTGCTGAATCCGCATCCGAGGGGGTGCACAACAATCACGCCACTAACCTGCGAGACGACCTAGATATGCGATTCGACGACCTGACTTCCAAGATGGATGCTCTCGCCGAGGCTGTTGGGGCACTCAGGGATAGTGTTAGTGAGCAGTCCCATAGGCTTCAGAGTTTGGAGGGGCAGGTTGAGGGTGTCAGGAATGATGCCCGCACTGACAGAGCTCATCTTTACGACGAGGTGTCCAGCCTGCATGGTCGTATTGATAGAGTGAAGGCTGTAACGAATCGGCGTCAGGGGAGCTCGTGACTCAGGGGTATGCGCGCATCACAGGTAAGGTGGTCGGCCCTGAGGGCCTCGGCCGTATGGGGAGTGTTGAGTTCACTCCGCTCCCCCAATACAAGGGTGTCGAGGTGGACTCCACTAACGCCCTCATTGCACACTATGCCGGGGGGCGACTTCGCTCTGACGGCATCCTCGTCAACCATGATGGCGAGCCGTTCCTGAACATCGCAGCCCCGTCAACCCTGTCTGACGGGGAACAGAACTACCGGGTGTGTGTCAACATCCCCGGCGACACTGGCCTCACCCGTTGCGTCAACGCGCGCATCATCGCCGGAACCGAGGTTGACCTCGTAGACATTTTCTCCGGTGTCGCCATTGAAGACCCGTCCGATAGGGATGGGCGCCGAGTCCGCGACATTGGTGACGGCACTCTCGAAGCAATTAACGCCCCCGACGTGATCGAGGTTGGGGATGGACTACTCGCATGGAGGACTAATGGCTAACCTGACCTGGTACAGCACGGAGAAGGCCGATCGGACTTTCGCCACTAAGGTGGAGCTGGAGGCCCTGCGCAAGGCGTCTGAGGGGCGCCAGGTGGACACTTCGACGCTGGCAACGAAGGAGGAGGTCGCCCGCGGGGATGACGCACTGTCGTCTCGCCTTAATGCCGTGAAGACCACGGCTGATGGCGCTCTCCCGAAGGTTGAGGCTGCCGCCACCTACGCCACCAAGGAGGAGGCGCTAGCGACTGAGCGGAAGCTCAGTGGGCGCATCGACTCCACTGCCACCGCGGCGGCCACCAAGAGTGAGCTCACCCAGTACGCCACCAGTAAGGCGGTGGCTGACACCTATGCGACCAAGGAGGCCCTCGGTGTCTACCTCAAGTCTGAGGACGCGGCCTCCACGTATGCGACGAAGGCCGCTCTCGCGCAGGCCCAGCTCAACGGTGGTGGACAGCAGGCGCCCGACCTGTCTGGTTTCGCCACGAAGACAGAGATGCGCCAGGCTGACGACGCCCTGGGTGCGAAGATCGAGGGAGTGAAGTCTACGGCCGCCGCCGCGCTTCCGAAGGCTGAGGCGGCATCGACTTACGCAACGAAGTCTGCGCTGGAGACAGTGAAGGGCTCAATCCCTACGGTCCCTGACACTTCCCGATTCGTTACCACTACGGACGCTGACGGCAAGTACGCCCGCAAGACGGACCTCGCCCAGTATGCCACCACCTCGGCCGCGGACGGCAAGTATGCGTCGAAGGTCGAGCTCTCCTCCTACCTCACCGCCGCCACGGCCGCCAGCACCTACTCGACGAAGGTTCAGGTTGCGGCCATGGGGGACAGCATTCGGGCAGCCCGGGCGATCGCCGATGCGGCGCTCCCGAAGACTGAGGCAGCCTCAACCTATGCTACGAAGGCCGAGCTCAGTCAGGCTCAGGCTGGTGGGCATGTGGACCTGTCCTCGTATATCACCCGCGAGGACGCCTACGGCACCTTCGTGCAGCAGCAGAACCTCGAGCGACACCTAGGGCAGTATGCAACCCTAGAGGTCGCAAACGCGACGACCCTGCGCGTTGATGCTCTCGCCAAGACGATTTCCCCGTTCAAGCCTGGGGAGCGGTATTACTCGCCCGTGACCTATTTCTGGCCGGACTACTACGATGACGGCAAGCCTGGCAAGACCTCGAAGTGGGCGCAGATTCTGAAGTTCGCTGGCTCCCTCGGCATCGTTATCCTGAACCGCAATAGCGGCAACTGGGATGAGTTCAACGTCGACTTCCAGAAGCAGGCCAAGCTTGCACTTGCGGCTGGTGTGAAGCGGGCCGTGTTCTACGTCAAGACCCAGTACCTCGCGGCTACCCTCCCTGCGGGCAACCCGGGCCGCAACAACATCCCGGACGTCGACAAGTACACGGAGGCGTACATCCTCTCCCAGATCGAGAAGGCTAAGACCCAGTACGGGGACGTCTGCCAGGGCGTCTTCCTCGATGAGGCCATCAACGGCTGGGGTGACCAGGCTGGACGCATCCCCGCCTACAAGTCCCTCATCGACAAGATCAGGGCCAAGTACGGCAAGGAGTTCCTCATCGTCATCAACTCGGGGTCGAACATCTCCGAGGACATGTGTGAGCTCGACTTCGACGTGTGCATGATGTTCGAGAAGGATGCAGCCGCATTCCTGGTCGAGGACCCTGGGACCCCGATCCTCCCGGACCACATGAAGGCGTACCCCTCGACCCGCTGGTGGGCTGTTGTCCATGGTGTCACCTCCGAGAACTACCGGAGCGTGTTCGACAAGGCCGACAAGCTTGGCATCGCCCACCTGTACATCACGGACGGGCAGTTGCGCGAGGACCCGCAGCGGGGCGGCCAGTGGGAGCCGGTCGGTAACCCCTATGCGAACCCGCCATCGGCCCACATTCACGAGCTCGTGATCCCGTGGCTGAAGGGCTACCTGCCACTGAAGCTCGAGGTGGAGGAGCTGCGCTCACGACCCAAGGTGCTCTCGCTCGGTAAGCGCGAGGCAGTCCCGTCGGGCACTCCGGCGGGCACGATCATCGTCAGGAAGGACGCATAATGGACGACAGCATCTTCCCGCCGCTCGGATCGTGGTGGCGTAGCCGGGGCTCTCAGCAGGGGGCGGGGGCGACGCTCCCCGCCGGCGCCTCCACCACCCCCTACGACAGTGCAGCCATGCCTGTGGGGTCCCGGAAGTTCACCTTCGAGGTCGACTACCAGGATGCCTCCGAGGCCCGTATCGACCTGCGCGTGAACTGGTTCAACGACCGCAAGGTCAAGATCAATGGCCCGTTCAACATCACTACCGTCACGCTCCCGCAGGGGCAGACGAAGGTGGTGGCCGAGGTTGAGCTTCCCGCCAGTACGGCGCCTCGCTGGTTGCCGTCGATCGGCGTTCCAGCTGATTCTGGCGATGCGGCTATCTCGTCCTTGAAGATCTATGAGACGCCCGTCAAGGCGCAGCCGGTGTTCGTGTGGGATGGGGCGCGCGAGGGGGCCGCCACGATCGCCGTGTGGGATGGCGCCCGCGAGATGCCAGCAAGTATCGAGTTCCAGGCGTAAGGAGACGCATGTCAGAGGAGAAGCAGGCCCAGTGTCTGCCGTCGCAGGTGACCATCAATATCGGGACGTCGGGGGTGAAGATCAACGACGAGGGGAAGCCCCCAGCTCCGGCTGTGGACCTCACGAAGTACGTCACCCGGGAGGTTGCTGACTCGATCTACGCCCCCCGTACGCAGGTTGCGGCCATGGGGGACAGTATTCGCGCCGCCCGCGCTGTAGCGGATGAGGCTAAGGCCGCCGCCGGCGCCGCCCTGACGAAGGAGGCTGCGGACGCCGCCTACGCAACCAAGGCTCAGGTGTCCGCGATGGGTGACTCCATCCGGGCCACTCGCTCCGCGGCCGAGCAGACGAAGGCTGACGGGGAGGCCACCAAGGCCATCGCCCAGCATGCCGAGGAGTTGACTCAGGCCCTCGCCAAGAACCTGGCGGTATTCCCCCGCGTGCTGCGCCTCGACAAGGGGCAGGCCGTCCCGGCTGACACTCCGCTCGGCACGGTCATTGTGCGCACGGAGCGGGCCATCTCCCACGCTGACGACCTCTTCCCGCCGATCGGTGAGTGGCCGAAGATCAGTGCCGCGGACACGGGTGACGGCGTGCGCCTGGACTTCCAGCACCCGGCCCTCGTACCCGGCCTTGACCAGCTGAAGACGTCGGAGGGGAAGTGGCTGTTGACGATGCGTTACTCCTTCCCCGGCGGCAACTTCGGCGAGGAGGAGACCCAGGTGAACCTGTGGACCGCCCGCCGCTATCAGGAGGAGGGGCATCCCGCCCAGGTGGATCAGGGCTCGAAGATCGCCGACCTGACCGTCCGCAAGGGCGACCACCTAGAGCTATCCCTGGAGATTGAGCCAAAGAAGGTTGACGAGAAGATCGGTGACGTGTGGGGTGTCTGGTTGGACGCTCCGATCCCGGTCCTGTACGTGCACGATCTGGTGATCCGCAAGATCGCCTGAGGGGGAGAACAAGGCCTCCGCTTGTAATCGACGTGATACAAGCGGGGGCCTTGTGTTATCTCACCAGAGGTGATGCAGCTTCCAGTTCCAGCCACTCAGGGCCTTGCCGAGTGTGGCATCCCAATACCAGCGCATACTCACCTCCTGTCTATGAGTAGAGTTCCCAGGCTGAGGCGTTGCCGCCCTGGGCCTCGAAGGTGAGGATTGCGGGCTTGGTGGAGTCGCCAGACAGGTTCGTCCACCAGTCGGAGCCGCGATCGGCGGAGGGGCAGGAGATGATCCAGCGGGCGTCCCCGGCCTGACTCACTGCGAAGTTGTGCCAGTGCCCGTGGACTAGGATTCTGGCGTCGTAGAGGCCGCTACGGCGGCCGAATGCGAGGTCCCTGAACCATCCTGGCACCTTGGACTGTGAGCCCGCGAGATGGCCGTGTGTGAAGCCAATGCGGGTGCCGTCCGCGGCGTCCACGGTGACGGCTTCCTCCCACTTCTCGGGGCGGTGGAAGGTGACGTGCTCGTAGCCTGGGCGCCCGGCGATGATGTCTTCGATGTTCTTTGAGATCATGATGCCGAAGTCGTCATCGGGGGCGTTGGCTCGGCTGTTCTTGCCTTGCCCGGTGCGGACGGCGCAGTGGTTGGATGGGACTGCCACGTAGTAGAGGGATGAGCAGAGGGGGGCGAGTGCTTGGAGGGCTTCGGCGTAGAGGCGCTGCACGGTCCTGATCTGGTCCGTAAGGGACAGATCGTTGGTTTGGGCCTGGCTGGCGACGTTCCAGAACCCCTCTGTGGAGTCGCCCACGTCCGCGAGGATGATGCGCTTATAGGGGCCACGGAAGCGAATGTCGTCCGCGATATCCTTGATGGCCCGGCGCACGAGGCGGATAGTATCCTCCGTGCCACCCCCCTGCCCAGTTTTCCCAAGCTGATAATCGGCCATGCAGACGACGAGAGTGTCCTTATCGTCATTCACGATCGGAGCCGACTTAGAGATGAGGGGCTCCCGGAAGACGGGCTCCAGGTCCTCGAAGGAGAGGTGTTTCGCCTCGGCCATCTCGACGGCGCCAGGCTTCCAGGTGATCTTCTCGTATGAGCCGTCGGGGAGGCGGATGGTCTTCCCTCGCTGCAAGATGGTGTCCACGGGGACGTCGTTGAAGAATGCGTCGTGCCCCATGTCAGGGGCGCCCCGGTGCTTGAGCTTGGCGCGGTGTCGGCGGACGGACGACTCTGATGTGTTGAAGCGTTCAGCGAGCTCTACGTTAGTGGCGCGCTGGTCCTCGGGGAGGAGGTCGTTCTCGATGATGGCTTCATCAAGGGGGGTCATTGGTGTATTGTCTTTCTTTCCAGAGTATGGCAACGGCCCGGGGAGACATCTTGGTCAATCCCCGGGCCGTTCACCTATCCCACATCCAGCGGAGTCACTCACCGGAATGGTTGTAGTCTAGCGCCCCGACGAGCGACTTGCAAGGGCTCACTGAGACGTATGCCGTCCTGTAACCTTGTCGTCTCCACTTCCATGCGAGGTAGCGGGCGATGGGCTTCCAGGTGCAGCGCGCGTCAACGTATCGCCATGTATTGGTGCTCACCTATCCCTCCTGCATGCTCCGCAGATCGCTGTCTCGGCCCCGACTTTCCAGCCGAGAGTGCGGGCGGTGGTCTTGACGGTTGATTCGACTGCCACCCATGGCTTGGTGCGCGGGTGCGCCTGCTCGATGCGGGTGACGCCGCACTGGGTGCAGCACATTTTAGCGACCCACTGGTGGCCGTGAAGCTTGATGTCTACCATCGAGGATGTCCTCCTAGGGGTGAGTACTCACTGGGTGCGATGAGGTGATCTGCGATCAGGTGGGCCATCTCAGGCTGAGACGATAGCGCCCTCCTGAGCTCAACGGCATTGACCGCTTTCCCCCAATCCCGCAGTCCGTTCATTGCCCTGTCCCACCGTAGCGGCATTCTCTCTTCTAGTGCCTCTACGTAGAGGAGGTCGTCGATTACGACACGAAGTAACATGGTTCCGTCTCGGAGCTGAAGGTCCCATTCCCCGAAGACCGTGCGGCCGTCAGTCGAAATGGCTTCAATGTGAATGTGTCCGCCGCCAGTAGTGACGTTCAGGAGTTCTGTTGGGCGGTGGGCTGTTGCAGCCTTTGCGACGTCGTCCAACTGTTGCGTGGTTAGGGTGGAAATGCGCGAAGCATCCATGCTTGTGCTCTTTCTGTGTGGATATGGCTGGCGACCCATTGCTCGTAGTGCTCGGCGTCTGGGCCGCCGTAGGTTGGTTGCGTTGTGGCTCCTACCTCATCGAGGATGAGCCAGCAGTCTGGGCAGTACCGGAGGGACCAGTGGTAGGTTCCGTCCTTCCAGGTGTCCCTCCGGTACATGAGCCCTTGCCCGATCGTGGTGAAGCAGGCGTCGCAGATGACATGCCCCCTAGAGTGAGGGTGAGTCGTCTTGCGTTTGAGTGAATTGTTCACCGTGTCTCGTAGTAGGCGCCACCCGCAAGGAATGCACAGGAAAGCAATATGATTCCCGCCGCGATCTTGATGATCCAAGGGGCGAACAGGAGGGCTATAACTAGGACAGTGATAGAAGCGATCACCGCCAGACCTGCGCACATTGTGACACCAATTGTATTGAGAACGCGCCCCTTCTCGTGTGCGGATATGTCATTCCATTTCATCAGAACGGGGCTCCCGCCTGCGCCCACGGGTCGCCCTGCTGACCACCCTTCGGGGCAGTGAATCCAGTCTGCTGCTGCCTGTCGCGTCGGGGGATGACTCCTCGGAAGCGCGGGAACTTCACCTCGAGACTGGTGCGCCGCTGGCCGTCGCTGCCATCCCATCCGCGCTGGATGAGGAGGCCGGTTATGGTCACCTTGTCGCCCTTCTTGAGGGTGTCGGCGAGGTGACCGTGCTGCTCCCCCCAGAAGGAGGCGGTTACCCACAGGGGGTCGCCGTCGTCCTCCCAGCTGCCGTCCTGGGTCTTGCGGGACGCGGTGGCGGCGATCCTGAGTTCGGTGATCTGCTGGCCGCTCTGCGTGTACTTGACCTCGGGGTCCTGGCCGAGGTTGCCTTCGACGGTGATGTCGCATGCCATGGTTAGTTTGCCTTTCGGATGGGGGTGAAGAACTTCTTGATGTCGTGCTCTTGGACGTAGATGGTTGGGTTTCCGAGGAAGCGGAAGGTGGGCACCTTGTGCTTCTGGATGTGTCGGTCGAGTGTTCGGCGGGTGATGCCGAGCATGTGGGCCGCCTCATTCTTAGTGAGGTAGCCGGGGATGGTTTTCATTGGGGTCCTTTCAGGAGCTTGGTGAGGTCTCCGAGCGTGAGTGTACACCATTGCTGGTCAGGTTTGGCAACTCCGTGACGCTTGTGGACAACGACGCCGACGAGGGCGCCCGCGTTCTCAGCTTCAACCTGGGCTTCACGCGTCCACTTCGGTAGGTCCATGCGGGCCACGTCTTTGCATTCGATGACGATCTTGTGGTTGCCCATGCGGACGTTGGCGATGTCGCCCCTGTCTTTGGCTCCAGCCTTGGGGGCGCGGTCGATCCTGTCGTCAGCCAGCTCCTCAGCGAGGTAGTCGGCGACAACTCTCTCGAACCGCGCCCCGGCAGCCTTGGCGCTCTTATGAGTCCTTGCCATTACTCCTACCTAGGCAGGTGATGGCCCGGTTCTCTGCTGCCACGTTCTCATATGCCGTCTTCCAACGGCGAGCCGAGTTTTGAAGGCGAGCATTCTCCATGGCGAGCACGTCGCACTGACCACCCTTGTAGACGGCGTAGGCGAGTGTTGCGACGGCTATCAGCATGGTTGCTGCGAGTAGGATGGTCATGACTTCTCCTCGTCGAATCGCATGAGCCAGGCGATAGCGAGTCCACCAACCTGGGTGACCTCGCTGATGAGGTCTGAGTTATGGCCGGTAGCAGCCTTGTTGTCGTAGGTGAGGGCGGCGCAAACCTCCCCCACCTCCTCGGCCAGGGCGTAGAAGCGCAACTCGTCGGTGGGGCCGTCACAGTCCAACGTCATGTTGGGATGTTTGATGGTGGCCCGCTCATACTCGGCGTTGAACTCTACCGCAGGGTCAACAACACCCAGAGATCGAAGCATAATTGCCGCACCCACAGCAATGTCACGCAAATGGTAGAACATCTCGATCTCAGCGTTCTCGATGGCGACGACTTCGGTCGCCTCTTCGAGCTCTAGGATGTGTGTCCGCAACCATCCTAGGGCCATGTGCCAGCGGCCGATCGTGTAGAGATGCTTCTCCCCACCCCCTTCGGCTCCCTTTGACACCTTCTCTGAGAGGCTGATGAACGCATTCATTTCTTCTCCTCCCGGTTGTGGTATGGGCAGATTGTCTCCGACTGTGGGTCGTCATCAATTATCCAACCCCACCTGACGGCGAGGTCGTATATGGTGGACATGTCGGCGCGCTCGCGACGCTTGTCAGGCGGGCCGGGGGTTGAGTTAACTCGATTCGTACACCCCGGCCAGTCGCATTCGAGAGATATGCGCGTGTAGGTCACTTTCTCTAGCTCAAGCATTCTTTTCCTCCGTTGTCTTTCAGCAGATAGGTTCGCCCGTCCCAGTATTGGACGGGGATCGTTTCAGGGTTAGCCACGAACTGCGGGATGTTATATCCCGCCTTTCGCGCCTCGGCCCTGTTCTGTTCAATGTGCCCATGACAGCCCCGCACCCCATCCCCGCAGAGGAGGATGAGGTTGCTGGGGCTGTTCGTGTTCGGCTGGCGCGTGCCACCCATGCCTCGGGCCCTCCTGTGCTGGATGCTCATGGGGCCGTTACCGGCGTGCCTGCCGCAGCGAGCACACCGGCAACCATCCCTCTCGTAGACGAGCTCCCTTGTTTCCTGGGAGGGGCCTGTTTTCTTGGGAGTCCCCTTTCTAGGCATCCCCGCCCTCGATTTCGAGGAGGCTGATGTCACCAGTGGAGATAAGGTCCCGGATGGCCTCCTCCTGGGGGGTGGAGATGCGCACCGAGATGCGTGGGTCACCCTGAACAACCTCTACCCCGTCAGGAACCTCCCCGGTCTGTTTAATGAACCCATCAAGGGCGGCGACAGCCACGAACCAGGGGGCGGGCACCTTATGTACGGCGTCGGGCTTGTTCCACTCGAGCCAGGCCACGAGGGCCTTCTCGTCTACCACCTGGTATCGGGGCTGGGGGGCGCTTACGCTCACCGTACCGATCTGGAGGCCGTCGATCCTGGGCTTGGATGTGTCGCCCGGCGCCATGTACTCCTCAAGTTCCTTGAGGGCCTTCTTCTTCTCCTGGGAGGCCACCTTGGCGATGTGTGCCGCGATGGCCGCCCTGCGGAGTGCGTTCTCTTTGCTCACTGGACCTTTCCAGCCCCGTAGTTCTGTGCCAGCCATGCCCTGAGCATGTCAGGGTTAGCCTTACCGCCTGCGGCGAAGTACTCTTCGCGCACCTTGTCGCCGTCCAGCTGGTGGGTGGCGCAGAATCCGTCGAGGATCATGCCGCACTGTTCGGCCGCTGTTCTCTTGGGAACCCCCTGTTCCGCTGGGAGGGGGGTATTCCGCTGGGAGGCCCCGTTCTCCTGGGAGGCCCCTGTTCCGCTGGGAGCCCCCCTCTCGTAGGACTCACTATCTGGGTCGGGCTCATCCGTGGGGATGGTGAGCGCCTGCAACAGGAAGGTCCGGTAGGCGACACTCATCGCCTTGGTGACCGCCTTGTCACCGAAGTCCATGGCCTCGGCTGCGACCTTCCCGTGAATACTGTCCCCCGCTGGGCCGTAGACACGGTAGGTGACCTTGACGACCACCTCAGCGGTCTGCTTCCCGCTTGCTGTGGCCCCATTGCTTCGGTGTACCTCAACATCCTCAGGGAGGATGGTCACTCCGTGCTTGCGCAGGGCCGGCCCTACTGCGTTGAGTACGGCGTCGATCCCTCGGAAGAGGAACTTCTGTGCCTGGTTCTTGCTGTCCTTCCTGACTGCCTGAACGTCCCCCATGACCTTGCTTAGTGCCTGGTGGACTGTTAGCTGTTCTGCCATCTGTGCTCCTTTCTTGGGAGGCCCCTATTCTCTTGGGAGCCCCCTATACTGCTGGGAGGCCCCTATTCTCTTGGGAGCCCCCTATAC